AGCGGGTGCGAAGCTCGGCCGCGATTGCCGCCATCGCGCCCGGCGGCGGGGCACCGTCGCCGGCGGCCCAGCGCCGCATCGTGCGCTCGTTGACGCAGATCGCGCGGGCCAGCGGCACCTGCCAGCGGTCGCCGAACAGGGTCTCGCCGGCGGCCTGCAGCAGGGCCGTCGCGGTGTCGGCCGGGCGGGCCAGCACCTCGGCCGCGCGCATCTGCCAGTCGTCGACCAGCACCCGGTCGTCGTGCGGCTCGATCAGCTCGACGCCGCGCGCGCGGCACAGCGCCACCAGCTCGTGCTTGTCGGTCCGGCTGACCCGGTCCATCGCGGCGTCGTACGCCTCCTCGGAGGAGAACAGGAACTCGGCGCCGGTCTCGTCATCGGTCATCACGACGGCCATGGCTCAGACCTCCTCACGCAGATCCGGACGCGCGTTCCACCAGGCCCGCATCGCCTGCGCCAGGTCGGCCTCGGTGTATTCGTTGCGCGCCATGTGCGCCGGCTCGCCATCCTCGCCGGGTTGGTCGAGGCCCCAGCCGGCGATGCACTCGCGCGCCTCGGCGCTGCCGTCCGGGCTGCAGCCCATCGCGGTGATGCTGTCCGCGTCGTTCTGGCCGTTGGCGGTCCACCAGCTCTCCGCGATGGCGGCCAGCATCTCGTCGGTGGTGCGGTAGAGGGTGCTGCCGAATTCATGGTTCGTCATGGGGGCGTTCTCCTGGGTGTGAGGTGATGCCGCCCCGGCGCCCGGGGCGGCGGAGGGCGTCAGACGCTCAGCGTCGCGAACCAGGCCGAGATGCGCTTGACGCGGATCTTGCCCAGCCGGGCCTCGTCACGGGCCTTCATCCGGCCGCCGGTCATGAGGTTCGCGGTGCTGTAGAGGCCGCGGCCATGCTCGCGGGTGTCGATCCAGTCGGCGGCGGAGGTGCAGGCCTCGATCACCGCCAGGCACTCGGATGCGAGCGCCAGCTCGTCCTCGGTCACATCCGGGTCGGCGGCGATGGTGGCGACGGCGGCGCGGTAAAGCGGCAGCCGCGCGGCGCGCAGGCCCTCGGCCCAGGCGATCTGCTTTTCGCTGCCGGTCAGTGCGGGCATGTCGGGGGTGGTGGTCATCGGGTCTCTCCCTGATCTGCGGCGGGCCTCTGCCCTGCCGATGCCCTGAATTTAGGACAGCCCCGCGCGGCCGTCAACCCCCGGCCGCGACCCGCATCAACATTTTCAGCAGCCAGCCGCCGCCCTCCGGATCGCGCTCGAGCACGGCGCGGATGCCCTCGGCCTCGGCCTCGATCCGGTCGCCGGCCCAGTCGGCGGCGGCGTCGATGGCGGCCTGCACGCGGGCCAGCTCGGCCGCGCCGATGGTTTCGTCGGCGGCGCGGATGCGGGCCATGTCGGCGGCGTCGATCTCGACCACCGGGCTGGCGCCGGCGGCGGGGGCGGCGGGGGCCAGCGCCACGGGGGCGCGGCCCAGCAGGGCTGCGTCGTCGGCGGTGGCCAGCGCCAGCCGGCGCACCCGCCAGCTGCGGGCGATGTCGGCGATGGCGACGCGGGCAAGGTCGGGATGGGCGGCGGCCAGCTCTCCGGCCAGGTGCCGCTCGGCGTTGCGCTGGCGCTCCAGCCCCGGGTTGCCCGACCAGGCGGGATCGACGCCGACCGCGACCTTGCGGGTCTGGCCGGTGCGCGGGTTGACCCAGTCGCGGGTCTCCGGCTCGGACGGGGGCGTGATGCCGCGGCGCTCGGCCTCCGCCGTCCCGATCTGGCGGACGTGGCATTTGCAGCCCCAGCCGTTGGGCGGGAACCAGTGCGACCACCACGGATCGTCGGCGGCGCGGACGGTGCCCGACTGCGCCTGATGCGCCGGCCGGTGCTCGGCCGAGGGGCCGAGGAGGTAGACCAGGTAGGGCAGCACGTCGCGGGTGCGGGTGATCCGGTCCCACTGCCCGGCGGCGCGGGCGGCGCGCAGGTTGCTCTCGTAGATCGTGCGCAGGCGGCGCGGGCTGCCCAGCTGCACCTCGCGGGTCTCGCCGGTCACCGGGTCGGTGACGGTCTTGCGGCCCCACCAGCCGACGTAGCGGAGCGTGGGTTCGAGGTCGCGCCGGAACTCGGCCAGGCTGCGGCCCTCGGCGATGGCGCGCTCGACCTCGTCGCGGATCACGGACAGCACCCGCGTCTGGCCGGCCTTGGCGACCGTGAACGCGACCGCGTGCTCCTGCGGCTCGACATCCGCCCAGGAGAAGCCGATCCGCTCGCCCTTGTCCTGGACGAAGCGGGTCACCGCCTCCGGCGGGCCGTTGCGGAACGAATAGGCGGGGCGATCCTCCTCGGCCATCTCAGGCCAGGTCCCCGGTCACGCGGGCCTTGAACAGCGCGACGGTCACCGCCTCGACCAGCGGGCCAAGGTCGGCACCGGCGGCGAGTTCGGGCAGGCGGTCGCGCAGCTCCTCCAGGCTGGTGACCTCCTCGGCCAGCCGGCGGATCGGGGTGACCAGCGGCGAGAGCTGCGGCTCCCAGTCCAGCGCCGCCTCGGCGGCGATCACGTCCAGCTCGGCATAGGGGTCGGCGGCCTCGCGGTTGGTGGCGGTGCGGCAGGACGGGCAGGCACAGCCGCCGGCGCGGTTCAGCGCGGGGGCGTCCTCCGGCTCGGCCTCGTCCTCCGGCTCGTCCTCCGGCTCCGGCTGCGGCTCCGGCGCGGGGGCCGGGCCGCCGATGATCTCGTCTGCCGGATCGTCGGGGTCGGGGGCGCTGAACCCGCCCAGGCGCTGCCGCAGCTCTGCCGCCCGCAGCCGCACGCCCATCGCCACCAGCGCCTCGGCGCCCTTCGTCAGGGCCGGCACGTCCTCGGGCTCGGACACCGGGAACTCGATCCGCGGATAGTCGGGCTGCACGCCGAAGTTCAGGTCCACGAAGGGGCGCACCAGCTGGGCGTTGATCGCGGCCGACACGGCCCGGGCATCGGCGCGCAGGATGTCGTGGCGCACGCCGTCGTGGACGCGGGCCTGCGCCAGGCTGCCCCCGTTCTCGCTGGTCATCGTCTGGCCCAGAACGGCCTTCGAGGTCTGTTCATCGACCCATCTGGCCAGGTTCTCGAACAGCTCGCCCTGGTCGCTCTTGCTGGCCAGATCCTCGAACTCGATCTGCATCGAGTTCGGCAGCACCGCCGCGGCGTCCGACCCGATCGAGGACACCGCCTGATGCAGCACCCGCACATCGGCCTCGGTCGCCTCCGGCCCGTAGCGGCCGAGGCGGAGCGGCAGGCCGTAGATCTCGGCGAAGCTGACCCAGTCCTTGACGGCGTAGCTCTTGCACAGCCAGCCGAAGGCCACCAGCCGCGCCAGCCCGCCGCGCAGCGGCAGGCCGGACTTCAGCCGGGCGGCGAAGCAGATCCAGCGGCCGGGGGCCAGCGGCTCGCCCCAGGCGGGCTCGGCATCGGTCAGCAGGCGCAGCTCGCGCCCCGTGTCGCGGTCCCAGCGGAACCAGCGCGGATCGGCCCAGGTGAACCGCTCGGGCCACCACTGGCTGGCGGATCTGGCCCACTCGATCTCGACCGCGCTCCAGCCCTTGCCGACCGCGTCCATCAGATCCTCGACCAGCCCCGGCAGGCCGTCGGCGGTGGCGATGCGGTCGCGCACCGCATCGGCGATCTCCTCCGACCGCGCATCCTCGCCGCCCGGGTGGACGATGGGCTCGATGCCGCTCAGCGCGCGCTTGCGGGTGCCGAGGACGCTGGCGTAGTGCGCGTCGCGCTCCTCCATCTCCTCGGCCAGCACGACGTAATCATGGGTGTCGCCGTCCGATGCCGCCAGCAGGATGCCGGCCAGCCGCTCGGGCGTCAGGCCCATGGCGACCGAGGGCGCCCATGCCTGGCGGATCGAGCCCAGCGACGGCCGCGCCTGTGGCACGGTCAGCGCCCGGCGCTGGAGCGGCCGGCCATCGGGGCCGAGCAGGACGGGGGTGCGGGCCATGTCAGATCACTCCTCTGTGCCGGCCGAAGCCGGCGCCGCGCCGGTCGTCGTCGTCGCGATCGCGGAGGCCGGCGGGCGTGGCGACGGGCCGGCGCACCGGCTGATAGGCATAGGGCTGGTGCGGGCTGTGCGCCGCGGCGGCGGCCAGCGCCCCGGCCCAGAACCGGTCGGCATGGCCGTCGGTGTCGCCATCGGCCACCAGCCGCGGCTGGCCGGTCAGGCCGGCCTGCTTGCGGATCGCGTGCAGATCGGCGCGCAGCAGCGGGTCGCCGGCGGGCAGGCGCAGCGTGCGGTCCTCCAGCCGTTCCTTCAGCGCGGTCGCCATGTCCAGCTTGCGGGCGGCGGAGAACAGCACGCCCTCGACGCGGCTGCTGCCGTGGAGGCGCTTGGCGTCCTCGACCGGCTTCTCTCCCATGCCGGTCTGGTCGATGGCACAGCGCACGACGCGATAGGTCTGCATCACGCGGGCCAGCTCGGCATCCTGCCCGGCGAAGGACAGCCGGCGGGCGGTGAAGATCTCGCGCGTCCAGAGGACATCGCCGACCATCTCGGCCACCCAGACCACGAACAGGTCGTTGCGCGCCGCGATGTCGACGCCGACAAAGCACGGCCCGCCGGTGTAGCGCGCCGGATCGCCGGCCTCCGGATGCTCGGCGGCCGAGATCAGGTCGTAGGACAGCCAGGAGCTGGCCTCGTCCAGGAACTGCACCTCGAACTCCTGACGCCAGAGATCCTCGTCGCCGAGAATTTTCCTGAGCATCGGGACGTCACGTTTCAGCCCCTGCCGCACGGCCTCGTGGATGTCGACGATGTGACGCGACCAGCCGTCGTCTGCTCCGGAAATGATCTCGTAGAACTTGTTGCCCTTGCCGCGCGGCGACGAGGAAATCAGCAGCTGATAGTCGCCGGCCGAGACGACGGGGAACAGCACGCCGAACAGCCTGCGGCTTTCGCGGTGGAGCCCGAACTCGTCGAGATACAGGTTGCCCGAGATGCCGACCACGGTGTCCGGGTTGGCCGGCAGCGCCGTGATCCGTGACCCGCCGGGGAACGTCACCTCAAGGCGCTTGTAGGTCGGCTCGCCGTCGATGGTCGGGACGCCCTCCTCGATCTCGCCGATCGAGGCCGCCGCCGCCGAGCCGTAGAGGTGGAAGAACGCCTTCACCAGCTTGGTCACGTTTTCGCGGATCGCCTCGGCGGCCTGACGCTCGGCGCGCGAGAGGATCCACCACTTGGTCGCCCGCCCCAGCGCCTCCTGCTGGATGACGTGATCGACGATCTTCGCGCAGTTCGTGAAGGTCTTGCCGATCTGCCGCGACCACATCGTCGCGATGAACCGCGACTTGTCGTCGAGCAGCGCCCGCTGGTAGGGCAGGAATTTGATGATCGGATCGTCGGTCATGCCCGCTCCCACCCGATCAGCACGCCCTCGAACCGGCCGATGCCCCAGGTATTCACCCAGAACCCGCGCATGTCGCCGGCATCGGCGAAACCATCGGAGCGGGCGAAGTCGTCGGAGATCGGCGCCCAGTCGGTCGCCCCGGCGGGGCGGATCAACCCGCCGGGACACCCGACCTCGAACAGCATCTCGATGCTGAAGACGACATCGCACACCGGGTCGGGCGACAGCAGGCGGCGGCAGGCCCGTGTCCGCATCCCGGTGAAAAGCTGCACCGGCTCGCCGGGCCGTGCGTGGCGCTTGCGGTGCGCCCGGATGGTCTGCGTCTTCTGCCCGCTCTCGACCAGCGATGCGAACCTCGGTGCGAAGCTGTATGCGACCATCACAGCGCCTCCACGGCGGCGGTGATCCGCTCGACCGATGCCTCGAAATAGTCGGGCTCGCATTCGATCCCGATGAAGCGGCGGCCGGCCTGCACGGCCGCGACGCCGGTGGTGCCGCTGCCCATGTAGGGGTCCAGGATCACCGGCGCCCTCGTCCACCGCTCGATGCACCAGCGCATCAGGGCCTCCGGCTTCTGGGTCGGGTGGCGCTTCTGGCCCAGCCCCTCGACCCGGCGGCGGCTGTTGCCGCCGGTCTCGTGGAACAGCCAGACACCGTTGCCGCCGCGTTTCCAGGCGATCTCGGCATCGGACAGGAACTTGCCCCAGGCGCCCGGGTGCTTCTTGACCCAGACCAGCGTCGCGCCGACCGGCAGCCGCTGCCAGTAGTGGTTCGCGCCCCAGAGGATGCACTCGCGGTGCAGCAGCCAGGGTGCCGGGTCGAAGGGCCGGTCGTCGCCGACGATCGGCCGCCACAGCGACGACCGCTTGCGGCCCGGCCGGCCCAGCGGCTTGCGCGGGTTCCAGCCCATGCCGTAGGGCGGGTCCGCGACGACGGCATGTTCGCGCCAGTCGGGCTGGCGCAGCGCCAGGCAGTCGCCCAGCAGCAGGGTGGCGGGGCCGATCTCGACCCGGCGGATGGCTGACATTCTGTCGCTCCCAGGCGCATGGCCTGCTCTCCCTCTGCCGGGTTTCTCCCTGCGTCGGCGATGGTCTGCGGCCCGGGCGTTCTGCCCCGGCCGGTGGTGTCACACGAACCCCATCGCCTCGCGCGCGCGCTGGGCGGCGGCGGGGTCGATGCGGCCGGCGGCGACGGCGGTGTCGAGGGCCTTGCCGACGGTGCCGGTGACCCGGCGGCGGTGATCCTCGTCCAGCGCGGCAACGTGGCGGGCCGTCTTGGCCAGACGCTCCTGCGCCTCGGACATCGTGCGGATTTCGGCCGGGCTCGGCTCGCGCCCCTCGACCGTCTGCATCAGCAGGGTGTCGAGGATCATCGACGCGGTCAGCTCGCGGGCCGCCGTCAGGATCTCGCCCGGCTCGCGGTCCTTGGTGACCTCGGCCATCGCCCGGGCGGCGGCCGTCATCTGCGCGAGCTTCTGTGCGGCGGCCGCCTTGACCAGCGAATGGCGGTTGAAGGCCGACCGGCTGATCGGCCCCTGCGGCGGGTCGAGCAGGGCCAGCTCGGCGTTCAGCTCGTCGAGGATCTCCAGCTGCGTCTTCTTCCGCTCGGTCAGCGCGTGGATCGCCTGCGCCATCGCCGGCTGCGCCTCCTCGGGCAGCAGGTCGATCGAGGACAGCCAGCCGCGGCCCTTGCGCGCCATGGGCTCAGCTCCGGGGCGGGAGGGCGATGCCCTCGACGGCCGGGCCGCGGCGGTCGAGGTGATCCTCGCCGCGCCGGGTGATCTCGGCGACCATGATCACGTCGCCGGGGAACTGCAGCCGGATCACGTCGCGGTCGGCCAGCTCGCGCAGGCGCGCGCGCAGCTCGTCGCGGCTGACGCGATAGCCGTAGAGGTCGAGCCACCGGCCCAGATCGTGCTCGTTCAGCCGGCCGTCGTGGTCGCTGCGCAGCGCCTGAAGGATCGACAGGCGCTGGCCGGGGTGCAGGATGTCGCGGGTGTAGTCGGTCATTTCGCGCCTCCGCCGCGCAGCACTTCACGGGTCAGGAAGTCCTCGTGCCGGTTCAGCACGTTCTCCAGCCGGTTGGTCAGCTCTCGGTGGCCGTCCAGCCGCTCGATCAGCACGCCGACCTGGCCGGACAGGCTGGCAAGGTCCAGGTGGACCTGCTGGATCTGGCTGGCGGTCGGCAGGCCGTCGACGCGGGCCTCGATCCGGTCGACCCGGCGCTCGATCTCGTCGGCGCGCTCGTCGGTGTCGCGGGCCAGCAGCTCGGCCGCGCCGACGCGCTGGCCGATCTCGGCGGTGATGCCGGCGCGCTGGCGGATGCCCCAGGCGACCACGGCGGCCATCACGCCGCCCAGGTACAGCACGTCGCGGAGGGTGGGCAGCAGCGCATCGGTCATGCGGCACCGGCGGCGGCGGGGCGGGGATGGGTCATCGGGGGCGTCCTGCGGTCTGCGGCGGGTGGCCCCACACTCGCAGGTTGCGGGGGCGCCTTTGCCCCCGGCAGGCGCCGGGGGGTCAGCCGAACAGGTCGGGCTGGCGGTCGTCGTCCTCGGTGCGCATCCGGCTGGCGATGCGCTCGACGGTGCGGATGTGGACCTGCACCGCGGCGGCGATCCGGTTGTGGCTGACCCCCTGCGCCAGCATCGCGCGGATGCGGGCGGTGCGGGTGGCGGGGCCCAGGGGGATCACCATCTCGCCCCAGCCAATGTGATCGGCGATGGCGCGGGCGGCGTCAATGCCGACGATCCGCGCCACCGCGTTCTCCGGCCCCGGGCGGCGGGCGAAGCTGACCCGCTGCCCGCCCAGCTCGGCCGCGATGCGGCGGGCGGCCTGCTCGCCCGCCACCTCGGCGATCTGGCCCAGGATGCCGGGCAGACTGCTCATGACGCCCTCGACGCCCGGCCGGAGCTGATCGGGCAGACGGTGACCAGCGCGCCGTTCGCCACCACAAACCGGTGCCCCTCGTGGCAGATGGCGCTGGCGCCAAGGCGGGCGGCGCGGGCGACGATCTCCTCCAGCGCCCGGCGGGCGGGGCGCAGGTCGTAGTCCATCGCCAGCGCGATCAGCACCTCGCGGTCGCTGGCGGCGAAGCCGCTGCAGCGCAGCCGCCGCCGCACGGGCTGGACATCGACACCGCAGAGGCGTTCGAGGTAGCGCAGCAGCGCGTGGTCGGTGACCGCCGTCATCGCTCCAGCCTCACCTGGTGGCGCTGGCACAGGTCCTTCAGCGCCTCGATCACGTCGCGGGTGCGGTCCCAGGGCAGGAACCGCAGGTCGGTGGGGCTGTCGCCCCACTTGGCCGCGAACTTCGGGCTGGAGATGAAGGCGTTGAGGGCCGCTCGACCGGCCTTCACATGCCCTGCACCGGCCAGTTTCGACCACAGCACCAGCACGAAGCGGTGGTCGCGCCGCGGCTCGGCCGCCTTCGCCTTCGGCCGGCCGGGCGCCCAGCCCAGCCGCCCGAACTCGTCCAGCACCGCCCGGCGCTGGGCCTCGCTCAGCCCCTTGGCGCTGTCCTGCCCGGTGACCCGGGTCAGGATCGCGCGATAGGTGCCGTCGTCCAGCGCCATGTCGCGCCGGGCGCAGTGGATCTGGGCCAGGAGGGGGTCGCGGGTCATTTGCGGCCCCCGGTCAGCCGAGCCCACAGACACCAGGCGGCGAGGATCGCGAGCATGAACGGGGCCAGCGTCAGCATGAACATCGCCTCGCCCAGCGACACCGGCCGCGCGCCGACGCGCTCGGCGACGCCGCCCAGCGTCCCCCCGAACGCAAACCACAGGATCACCCACTCGATGCCGATGCTCATTGCAGCCCCCGCTTCAGCTCGTCCCGCAGGCCCTCGACGAAGCGCAGGGTGGCCTCGGTTCCGACCGCGGCGCGCAGTCCGGCCAGCAGGCGGCCGACGGCGAACTGGAGCCAGCGGACGGGGTTGGTGCCGGGGTTCGCGGCGATCTCGGCCGTCAGCAGCCCGCGGATGTCGCGGTCCATCCGCAGGATCATCTCGCGCTCGGCCGGGGTGGTGATGGCGCGCTTGCTCATGCCGCGCCCTCCCCGGTCTCGACATCCACGAGCTGCGGCGGCGGGCCGGCGCGGAACTCGACCTCGAACCTCCGCTCGGCGCCGAAACAGGCGATCACCTCGGTCTGGCCGACGAAGCCGCCGCCATCCTGCAGCATCTCCCGGATGTGCTCGGTGTTGCCCATGCTCTGCTCGTCCCATCCCAGCCCCCGGCCATGGCGCAGCGCCGTGTGCTCGAAGCCGAGCGGCGGATCGGGCAGGTGCCAGACCCCCTCCTCGGTCCAGGTCGCGACCACGTCGCAGACGGGAACGATCACGGCGAGGAACCGCTCGCCATCGTTCGCGCCATCGTGGCAGCCCCACATTTCGTCGGGGGTCGCGAGCCATTCGGCCCAGGCCTCGCGCCTCAGTGCGCAGGGAGCCACCTCGTCGGTGTAGCGGTCGAGGAAGAACAGCTCCTCCATTTCGTCGGTCGGGGCCGTCAGCCGGAACTCCTGCTGGTCGCTCATGCCGCGCCCCCCATCCACAGGGCGGCGAGGATCAGGAAGCCGACCCAGTAGATGGCCTCCTGCTGCGTGTCGCCGCGCCAGCAACTGACTGCCCAGCGCACGAATACCAGCGCGGCGAACACCGCGGTCGGGTTGTAGAACAGGTCGATGCTCATGCCGCGTCCTCCCCGGTCCGCGTGCGGCGGATCTCGGCCGACAGCGCGTGCTGCACCGCCTGGCGGCTGCGACCGAGGCGGGTGCCGATCTCGGCATGGGTCAGGCCCTGTGCCGCCAGCTGCCGGGCACGGCGCAGGTCGGCGCCGGTCCAGGGGCGCCGGACGACGGGGCGCGCGCGGCGCTCCCGCCAGGTGTGCAGCGCCTGGGTCAGGGCGGTCACGCTGCGGCCCAGCCCCGCCGCCAGATCGGTCAGGCTGGCGCCCTCGCGCTGGCGGGCATCCACCGCGGCCAGCACCGCATCGGTCCACAGCCGCCGGCCATAACCGGTTTCTCCGCGCACGCAGCCCATCACGCGACCTCCTCGATCTGGCTCTCGTGCGGCTTGATCAC